GATCGCGCTGAAGCCAAGATCGCACAGGCAGAATCTGCACTGGCATCTGAACGTAACGAACTACACGAACGTTTCAAAGCGGCTCTGGAAATTGCATCTGCCGGTATCAACCGTGGCTTCTTCGCCAACGAACAGAACCCGGTCAAGCAATCTCTGGTAACCGCCATCGCTGGTGTAGGTATCGACGGTGCTGATGCACTGGTAGCAAACGCTTTCGCCAACAAGTCCGATGAATATCATCGCGTACTTCTGGCCAAGGCTTTCGACATCATGCAGTATGCTCCGGAAGTACAGAACCAGTTGGCAGTAGCCGTACAAGGTCACGCCCCGCAGAAAGTGGCAGCAACTGCTTCCGCCCAACCTGCTGGTCCTCTGGGCCGACCTGTTGGTCAGGTCACAAGCGTCTTCTCTTCACAGGAAGACAACGTTGAAAAACAGGCAGCAACTGCTTCTTCTGAAGATATGGGCGACTTCATGAGCCGCCTGAACCGTTGCATGCCGACTAATCGTCGCTAATAAGCCTCTTTTTACGGAGAGTGAATCATGCTTTATCAATACAATACCCGCATCCAGCACAGTGAATTCCGCAAGGCCGAGCCGGGCTCCGACATCGCCGAAGAAGGCAAGGCACTTGTATACGCTACGTACAACAACGAACTGGTTGTTCGTCCGTCTACCGGCGCTGCTGGTGAGAAATTCGCCGGTCTGTCTCTGACTCGCAACACTCCGCCGACTCAGGCACCTTTCGTAGGTAGCTTCGTAGTTGCGGATACTGGTTCTGTCGAACTGCCGCGTCTGCCTGTTGCTGGCCAACTGCTGATCCGTGTTGGTGGTTCTGCACTGACCATCGTTTCCAACGCTCCGGCTGCCGCTTCTGAAGTTCAGCTGGTCGGCAAAGTGCTGACTTTCCACGCTGATCTGAAAGGCGCTACTGCTGAATTCCAGCTGAAGTACGAACTGTCCGCATCTGAAGCACGCCGTATGCAGGGCGACGCTCCGATCGGCGGTATCTCTGCTACCTTCCAGGATCAGGTTGGCGTTATCACTTACGCTGAAGAAATCTGCACCTCCTGCTTCGACGCTTCTGCTGATTGGCAGCCGGAAGCTGAGCCTACACTGGGTGCTGATGGTAATCTGACCTTGGGTGGTTCTGGTGGTGTCGCTACTGGCCTGATCGTTGTAGCCGCTCCGTCTTCCGAAAACTTCGGTCTTACTCTGCGTCTGAAGGTCTAATCGACCTTCTTCCGCTGAGTCGAAACACTTTTAATACTTCGTTGGAGAAACGATTATGAACAACGCTTATCAAGGCGCGAAGCTTGTACTGCGCGGTAGCCACGATCCGATCGAAGCCCTGCGCTTCGGCAAGAACAAAGAAATGGCTCTGTCCTCTGCGACGGGCGAGATCAACGCATACGACAAGAAAGACCTGCTCCAGAAGATGGGTCAGCTCATGCAGGCCGTCGAGAACGGTGACCTGATTCCGGCTACCGCTTCTTCTGAAGGTGACTTCCTGGGTACTGCTTCTGATCGTCGCGAACTGCTGGCTGAAGCTGCTGCTGACTCTACCGGCCAGAAGTGGCAGGCAATCGGTGCTTCCCTGACTCGCATGATCGAAGAACAGCGTGAACGTGACGGTTTCGCACGTAAGCTGCTGGTTGGTAACACCCTGAAGCAGGGCGAAATCTGCCGTGTGCCGATGCCCAAGCATGATGCCCGCGCTGTCGTAGCTACCGGTACTGCAACTGTTGGCGTTCAGACCATCCGTACTCGTGTGTTCACTCCGGATGAGTTTGAAATCACTGCCAATCTGCGCGTTGAAAACCTGGACCTCCAGCAGGTTTCCGGCGATCTGCTGGACCGTGCTTACAACGACGGCCTGCAGGCAATCATGGTTGCTGAAGACCGTCTGTGGAAGAAAGCAGTCGATGAAACTGTCGGTTACGTCAACGATCTGGAACTGATCGCCGGTGAACTGACTCCGAAGAACCTGGGTAACCTGCGTCAGGCTGTTGCTCGTTGGAACCTGCCGGCTACTACCATGCTGCTGGCTTCTGATTACTGGGCTGACGTTATCGGTAGCAACGACTTCGCTACCTTCTTCGACCCGATCTCCAAGTACGACCTGGTCCTGAACGGTCAGATCGGTACTCTGGTCGGTATGACTATTCTGACTGACGCCTACCGTCAGCCGAACCAGAAGGTCATGAACCCGGGTGAAATCTACGTCGTATCTGACGCTCAGAACCACGGTGTATACACTACTCGTGGCGGCATCCAGTCTGCTCCGATCGACGGACGTTACCGCGGCGACACTAGCCGCGGTTGGTTCATGTCTGAGCCGTACAGCCAGGCAGTTACCAACATGCGTTCAGTGGTCAAAGCTCGCCGCATGTAATAGGTCGTCCTGATGACCACACCCCTAGCGTAGTGAAGATGCCAGCACCCTCCGATCTGCGCTAGAGGTTAAAAAGAGGTTCATTATGGATTATCGTAAGGCGTTAGCTCTCGCCATACTTTCGCATCAAGCAGGGGACACTGACAAGTGCCTTGAGTATCTGTCAAAAGCAGGTGAGTTCGGAGACGATCTTACCCAGTATGTTTATACTGAATTGCACCCTTCCCCTGGGGCGCGAGCAACTGGTGACAACTTATCTCCATCGGATAACACTATCGCTCCGTCCTTGTTTTCAATGGCATCATCTGACTCAACTCTCATGGCTATGGCTAAGTTTGTAGACGAAGACGATCAGATCATTGAAGCACCTGTAAAAGGTTTAATATAAAAGGCGGCCATAGTGTCGCCTTTTTTTTCGTTTCCGGAGTACACTATGGCTGTCGATAGACTAGATTCGATAACTGGGTTGAACACCCCGTTACACATAACAATGAAAGCCTTTCGTGAAGCCTTGAAAGCCTTTCTAGGATTGTCGAAAGACTTACCAGTTTACACTCGACAGGATACGAAAGAAATGTCCCGTCAGAAGGTAGATGCACCTAACCAAAACACTCAGAGTTATCCCAGTGCGTACCTAACCATAAGTGAGATCGGTATTCGCAAGGATCAAGAAGCTCTGAAGGCGCTTACTCGTAACAGTTCTGGGCACATGCCTATTCACGCTACTCAGGCCACTCTACCTAAAGCGTATATGTTCCCTGCCTTCGTGTCAGCCGTCTTGCACATTAAGACACGGGATTTTTCAGATGCCGTGACGATGGCTACCAAGTGCCTTATCTGTGCAAGCTCCGGTAAGCTTAATTGCAAAATACACATGAACGGCGTCGAATGGTTTGTGACTATCGTATGTGAAACCGAGTCTATCCCTATCGACCCGCCGGAAATCGATTCGACTTCAAACCCGGACATATTCCACCTGGAGATTTCCTTCACTGTGAACTCACGTCTGGGTACAGTTAAGGAAGTTCCGAAAACAAATGGCACGGTCACTCAGACTATTATGCCGCGTGATCATGCCCAACTCTAACGAAGAGGTTTAAGATGAGCGAAACACTGGATCGCACGATAGTCACAAAGACTGCCTCTGTACTGGTCATGGCAACCAAGAAGCGAACACTTGGTACTACGACTACCGCTTCTCGTTGTTCTGATGTATCTCAGTGGACGGCACACGTATCGAAAACAAGCCCGTTCAAGCTGCAAGGGTTTGGTAAGTTTCTGCGTATTCAATCTGAAAATCCTATCGAGCTGCTATTTCATCAAGCAGGTACGAACGACGATGAATATAAAGAACCTGTTAACCCGATCTTTACAACAGGTCTGATAATGGCGGAAGACATTCAAGTCGGTCATACGATGCAGATCGCTCTTGTTGATAAGGACCGTGTGCTTGGAGACAACATTACAGTATCGGTACTTAATGTAGGTTCTGGTGAAACGGAGCGTGTAGTTCTCAATCGCGTAGACGAAGAGACTTTCATGGGTTCTCTACCGACACACCCGTCTGCTGATAAAGGTCCTTCGTTCGACGGCGTTCTCTACGTACAACCTGATGATCAGATCGACATCCAGTATACTGATCCGCGTAGTTCTTCCGGTGAGTCGACTGTTGTGGTCAAACGTATTAAAGCCACATCATCTTTCGTTAAACCTGAAGTGCTCTTTCGCCCTCACTTCCTTGAAGGTCAACGCACTCTGAACCTGTTTGTGCGTAACGGTACTCCTAACGGGGTGCTGCGTATCGAGTACGCAAGCGGTCTTGTTGATACAATTCCTGTCGTAGCCGGGGATTCCGAGTTGAACCTAGTGGCTCGCGAACAGGAAGGTGATGTAAGGTTCATCTACTTCTATACGGATGTGCTTCAGATTAGCCAGACCGTTGAAGGTACCATCACCGACAGTGCGACTTACCTGGGTCAACTCAAAGCTGATACAAATCCCACGATCTATGACAAGATTCGCGTGGTACTGCAGGACTTTGACAACGTATCTGAGCGCGCCACTGTGCAGTTCATTCATGGTGAAGGTAGCGTAGTGCCTGTGCGCTGTACTCAGATCGGTAAAACAGGTCATTTTGAAGGTGAGTTGGTTATAGCGCCAGAGTATGAAGGTCAGTGTGAGTTGACTTACTCCGAAATGATCAACGGTACGCTGGAGACTTCCCGGTTGCCCATTACGGTGCAATCGATCAATAGTACACCTACAGAGACAGACGAACCAGAAACTAAGACAACCTACGTTAGCTCATCCATGCTAGTAGATGGTCTGTTCGAGATTCACGGTACGTTTAACGGGTTGATCGAACTGGTCGCTCGTGATTCAATTGCCTCTGTTAAGTGCGAAGTGGTAGTAGGCAACTAATTTAATCCTAGGTTATCTAAGACCTTCCTGGAGAAACCTTATGTCAATACTCAATAACGGAGGCAATCTCAGCGCTGGTGTATATGACGCTATTTCGGACGAGAGTATCATCGCTCAATTGTCCGAAACTTGTGTCTGCGCTTTCGTTGGACCCTCCCACCGTGGTAAAGTCGGCGAGCCCGTTCTGTTTAACGGCCTTATCGATTTTCGTAACAAGTTTGGTCGCATCGACTCCAAGTTGACGGCTGCTCATATCTGCGTTGAGAAGTTTTTGGAACAGGGTTCTACGGGTTACTTTACCCGTGTGGCTCGTAATGCCAAATACGGCTCTTCCCTGGTAGGCATCGAAAACAACTTTGCGATCACGAAAGAACCCTATCAAGGATACGCTGATCCCGAAGACTACAACTTCGGTTCAAGCGATCTGATCTTCCTGACTGGTCGCGACCCGGGTAACTGGAACAACGGTTACAACTGGGTTATGTACCCTGATACAGACGATCAGGACAACGAAGCTTTCTATCTGGAAATCTTTGAGCGCGGTAAGACTGTCGCTCTGGAAATCCACCGTTGCACACTGCGCGACAAGATGGATGGTAATCGTCGTCAGATGAACGTAGAGGACGTTCTGGAAAATGCGAACAGCGTAGTACGTGCCCGTGTTAACCGTGACAACCCTATGTACGTAGCAGACCCTTCTCGCCGCTTGGTTAATGCGGTTATCGAAGGTTCTCTGATGCACGGTGATGACGGTGACGAAATCACTATCGATGATATAATCGACGGTTGGAACACCTACGACGATCCTGAAGAGTTCCGTGTGGACCTTCTTATCAATGGTGGTTATGCAGACCCTGCCGTGCAGATGGCTATGCTTGAAATGGCCTCTCTGCGTGGTGACTGCCATGCCATTCTCGATATGCCGCGTGATATGCAGGATGACGTTAGCAAAGCGGTTAACTACCGACGTAACGTACTGAACGCATCTACCTATGACGGTTCTATCTACGCACCGTACTCGGTATTGCTTTCAGATGAAGGCACCGAGTATGAATGCCCGCCGTCTGGCCACTTCGCGGAACGTGCTGCGTTCTCTGAAAACGTATCTCACCGTTGGTTTGCGGTAGCCGGTGTTAACCGTGCGATCATCAATGCTGAGCGTCTGACTCGCGTATACAACCCAGGGGAGCGTGGTGTACTCGATCAGAACCAGATCAACTTCATCCAGAACCTGCCGGGTTACGGTCCGACTATTATGTCGCAGTTGACCTTGCAGCCGTTCCGTTCCTCTATGCAGGATCAGAACGTTGTACGTCTGGTACGTATGTTGAACCGCAACTGTAAGGATGCGGCTATGGTTACTCTGTTTGAGCCGGGTGATTCTGTCACTTGGACCACACTGCGTAACATCGCCAACTCTCTGCTGGCTCCGGCCAAACAGAAACGCGGTCTGTACGGTTACGAGGTCATCTGTGACGAACGGAATAACAAGCCGGAGACCATTGCCTCTGGTGACACTATTCTGGACATATACATTGATCCGACTATCGCAACCAAGCGTATCTTCATCAATGCCATTGTAGCACCGACCGGTGGAGTCGAAGCTACTGTTTCTCTCATCGACCGTATCTGATAGGTGATACTATGCCGAAGCCTAATTTGGACGACGTACTTGGCATCAACGACCCGATGCTTAACGACAACTTTGACTTCACCATCACCGGTATTCCGGGCGGTGGTGATACTCGTGCCCTGCGCCTGCAGTGCCGTTCTACCTCCAAGCCGGGCGTGTCTATCCAGCCGGTAGAGATCGAACTGTTCGGTCACAAGGTGCTGCACTCTGCTCGTAAGACCTTCAGCCACTCGCTGTCTGTGTCTTTCGTTGAGACTTACGAAGGTAAGATCACCACTACTCTGGAAGAATGGGCCCAGAAGTGTCGTGCTACCGAAACTCAGCACGGTGAATTCAAGTCCGGGTATACTGCCAACGGTCAGATCAAGATTTACGACCAGACCGGTGCAGACTCTCTGACTTACGACATCTTCAACCTGTTCCCGACCGAAGTACCGGAGCTTCAGTTTGAAGGTTCTGGTGGTGCAAACATCACCAACGACGCTACCTTCGCATACGACTACTACAAGCGGGCGTAAGGTACATCAACAAGCCCTGGCCTTAACGGGCTGGGGCTTTTTCGTTTGGGGGTTCTATGTCCATATCATTGGAAGAGTTTATCGGGAAACGACAAGGAGCTAACTCACCTGTCTTCTCTAGTATGTGGCAGTGTGATGAGTTACCCTTTGGGCACGACCCGACCTATCTTGAACACGTAAATATACCTCATCCTAGTGTGAACGTAAAGCCTCTATTCGGTGGTGGTACTTTCACCTACTATGCAGGCTTCGTTGAGATCAGCGCCTTCAATGCTACCTTCTACGAAGACGTTGGTATGCGTACAGCTAAGTGGTTAACGAGCTGGCGTAATCGTATACGTAATCCTGAGTCAGGTGCTTTCTTCCTACCTAAGGATTATAAGCGCGACCTGCACTTCACACTGTTCAACACACGTGGCGAACCTATCCTTCGAGTACAAGCCAAGAACTGCTGGCCAACTACGTGCAGTGAATGGGACTGGGTACCGGGCGATAGTGAAATCCTTAAACTGGAAATCAATTTCGCTACAGATGGAATCAACCTGCAGCCGGCCTAACTATGAGCTTCAAAAGATGGTTTAAAAATTCAAAGGTGGTGAGAAACGGTAAACCTTTGATCTGTTATCATGGTACACCACATCAATTTACCTCGTTTTCTGTAAACCATCACGGTAAGCACGATGCGGGCTATTTAGGTGTAGGGTTCTACTTCACCGCTTTGCCTAGTATAGCATCGATTTACAGTTCCAAGACCTCCAACGGTCAGGTCATGCCCGTATTCCTGTCCATCCAGAAGCCGCTTATTCTAACTCGTGCTAACATGGATCAGGAGATCGGATACGTTCGTGTAGCGAATATCTCTATGGAGCTCCAAGCCCGAGGTGTTCCTTACGAGAAAGCGATGATCAAGGCCGCGCAGGAGTACCGTAAAGAATTGGAAAAGGCTGGGTACGACGGTATTATCGATGATACGAACAACGATATGAGCCAGATAGTAGCGTTCTACCCAACTCAGATAAAGTCTGCCATAGGGAATAATGGCAACTATGATCCAAGGGACCCAGACATTACGCACTAAGGAAT